GCGTCCTCGGTAAGCGAATGGGCCAGCGGCTACGAGCCCGATGACACGGCACTGCAAGCTTTCAACCCACAGGCAACTGGCGGCATCATTCTCCCTCGCGGCGTAAGCCTTTGCGGCTTCGATCTGCGCAAAACCGTGTTCAGGCCGAACACTGTTCCCGCCGCCGCCGATGAATTGGCAGATTGCAGCAACAGGCGTGCGATCTTCAAGGTAACTGGCACTGGCTACTACTTTGGCTTCAGCTTTATGGACAAAGCTGGAAGCACATCGAGTCACCATCTTCTCGATTGTTTCCAATTTACTAGCCAAAGTGAACTGGATGAGTTCTACGGAAAGATTCGTTCTGCTTTTGGTGGGGCCGGGAACACCGGTGGCATAAATCTGTCCCTAGCCGTTACAAACACACCTGAGTATCAAATCGTTGGCCCCGCACCCGCACCTGGATCCCAAACGATTGACACTGATACAACTGATTCCGCCTCGCCCTATATCTTCAACTGTTCCGTTCGATCCAAGTATGGCATTTGCGGAATCTTTGCCGATGGCGACAAGGCTTCTGGCTTCAAGTCCATTGTGACTGCACAGTTCACCGGTGTCTCCAAGCAGCGCGATCTCGGTTCTTGGCAGAAATACAGTGGCGGCAACTGGGTCAGCATGTCTGGCGATTCCTACGCCACTTACATCAGCACGAACCCGGACGATATTCGCATGAATCCGTCTCGCCGCACTTTCCATGTGCGTGCGATCAATGGCGCTTTCATCCAAGAGGTTTCTGTTTTCGCAATCGGTCAAGGTGTTCACCACTGGGTCCAAAATGGTGGTGAGATCATCAGCAATGGCGGCTTCTCTAACTTTGGCGGTGTTGCCGGTCTCGCTGAAGGTTACAGAGGCACAAGCTTCCCAACCGACATCGACTGGACAATCAATCGAATCAAAGTTGCAAATAACCTCTCTGAGATTACAAACAACATAAAGCGTATCTATCTTGGAACCGTTACTGCAGTTTCCGCTAGTTCAATTACGCTTAGTACCCCACTGAGCGAAAGTGCAAGTACCGCCGGGGTGCCCGAGCTTGTTGCACGCGATGGTTACACACTGCGTAATGCCAGCTACGTCTGGGTGGAAAATCCACTTGGCGATGATTGGAGATCGCCTTTTACCAGTTCAGCTTGGAGCACCGGCACGCCCAGTCAGCTCAACATCACTGCTGCACTTACGGATCCAGCTGGAAATCCAGTTCCGGTCGTCAGCGGAGATAGCAGTGCCATTGGCAAGCGCGTCTACATTCGTCGCCTTGTTGATACACGCACGCCTGCCCAGCGTCGTTACACGCTCAAGCTGAACAACACGAATCAGCTTGCTCGTTCGCCCGTGCGCGATTACGTGCTGCAAGTGAAAAACGGCGTTGCTCCGATTATTAGCGAAATCTCGACAAGTCAAGTCCTGATCGTCAACAATGCTGCAAATATCCGTCCTGATGGCGTTGCTGTTGCTGCGGAGATTACACTTCGTCGCGGGAACGCTTCTGTCGATTGGCAAAGTAGTACACGCTATCTTGCCGGTGAAACAGTCAAACGAAACAACAAGCATTATACCTGCATCGAAACAAATTCAGATGCGGTGTTTGACTCGTTCAAATGGCAGGAAAGCTATGCCCACATGGCATCGTCCTTCAACCCCGAGGACTTCTACAAGAACGAAGCGCCAACGCTGACATTCGACAATGACACCGATGGGGCTCAGGACTCGACCAACCTGGGCTACAACTTCTCGACTGTCTGGGGCACCGACACGGCCCTGCAGACCCAGTACCGAGCCGGTACGGACTATCGCTCCCTGCACCTCTTCTTGGTCGCCCTGGGCTTCTCCAGTGGCCAGGCGCATACGATCCTGACGCCCCGCGCCGAGGCCGCCCGAGAGCTGAACCCGGCGAGCAGTGGCGACATGGGTGGGTATGTGCCATCTGGCGCCGCCAATGCGATCGGCAACTGGCCGGTCGAGTTCCGGCGTCCATCATTCATGCAGCTCCTGACGCACAATTGGGCCTGGTCTGGTTTCTTGAACTACAGCAAGAGCCTGCCGCAGTATCAGCGTCAACTGAGTCCGCAGAACCGGTTCACGTATTATTTCACCAATGCCAATGGTGGACGTGTTTATCCAACTGGTTTCAACGAAGAGGGCTATCAAATCAGCCCGCGTGGCGTAGAAGATCTTGCGACAGGTCAGACTCTGAGTGTTGAACAGATTGGCGCAAGTGACACAACGCTTCCAGAACCACAGACCTCGTTTGAATCGCTGAGCGCTAATAATTTTACCGCTGGCAGTATTACGGCGTCTGGCGCCACTACTTTGAACGGAAACACCGCGATCAATGGTGGACTGGCGTTGAGCCTAACGGCTCGCGCTTCGATTGCTGCATCTACAACGCAAGCTGGCATTGTGGAACTGGCGACGGATGGAGAATCTATCTCTGGTACATCAAACTCCGTTGTTGTCACCCCGAGTGGCCTGGCAAAATGGGCAAATGCGAAACAGGTCGCGTATCGTACAACTGGCGCTCAGGCAGTCTTTGTAGGTGAATGGAATGGTATTACCCCAGTTGTTTTTGATGCCACTTATCGCGCCAGCTACTGGCCAGCTACTCCTGGGCCTGGAATAGATTCCAATATGCCGGAAGGCACAACGTTCAAGCCGTTCCCCGATCTCTACTCAGCCGCAGCTTGGTGCAACGAGTTCCTCGGTACGGAACAAACAGCCTATCTGTATATGAAGCCAGGATTTTACAACATAGCCGGGGTAGACTTTAAGTGCAAAATTTACATACCAGGCGCCTCTGTTGGAACAACAGGCTCTTTCACTACACAGAATATAGGCGACTACAGCATTACTTCGCCTGGAAACAGCGTAATGCTTTACAATGTACCAACCTTAAACCCTCACTACAACCACCTGGATAGTGTTATTTTTGCTCATACCGGCGGGACTGGCTGTCTAACGCTTAGGAATGGTGGAACATTGTCAAGAGTTCACTTTCCAAGCACGGATATGATACTTGGAGCAAGCCAAATTTCAGATACGAATTTTCCGTATAATGCTGCTGTGAGGACCGCGACAGTCAAGAATGCGGCGGCTGGAACAAGATTGGCTGAATATGTACGATCGTTCATTGCATACTACAGAAGTTTGGTTCCTACTTACCCCGCGATTCCAGCTGGAATCACGGGAATGGCTGGACAGGTTGTTGAGGTTCTTGGCGGTGTGCTGCATATATCTGAATGCACATTGGGCGCCAGGAGTTTTTATGGGATATTGAATCCAGGCGGAGGGCTCCCACAGGGCTGGATACAGATAAACAAAGCAACGCTTGTGCTTACCGGTTGCCGAATAAGAGGTAATGAGTTTAACGATTACACTGGTATCATAACTGGCGATCCCAAGGTTTCTGGTTTCCATCCAGCCTTGGTAGGCTTTAGCGAGGGGCTGTCTCGCTTAATGCTGGGTGGAAATTATACAACTGGAAATGTAGTGGATGGAGGGCCACCTTATGATAGAAACTATGATCGGAATAATATCTATTTTGAGCCAACGTACTATGGCGCGGACAGTCGCAATGGTGGCAGTAATCCACCTGCTTCGATTATTGGGATTAACGAGGCTAACCCATGGGGGGCCGGAGAAAATGACGCAACGCGGGCTGCAAGGGGACCGCAATTTACAACAATATTTGCTCTGAATCCATCTAGTACATTAAGCTCTCCACAATATTCGATATGGAGTACGTGGGGCACTCCAGTATCCATGACGCAAGGATTCAAGGGTAAGGTCGGTTCGCCAATTCCGGTTGCCTCTTATATTAATCCTAACGGAGCAATTAACGCAACTTTTCAGTATTGGGACACCATGTTTGTAGAGGCCGGACTTGGCACAGTCAATATCGCTGCTGGTTCGACAAGCCTGTTACCATCAGATAGTGGCGGCATTCCAGGATCGTGTTATGCCGTGCATACCGGACTCAACATCAAATTGGTCAATTTTTCTTCGGCTATTTTCTATAATTATCCAATTACTGTCACCACCAACTATCCGCAGTTTTTCGGCTAGTTTTTAACTGCATTCGCCACCACTTGTCTTGCCATGGCCATCATTCGCGCTCGCTACAACCCCAACTTCCCCGGCCTTGTGGAAGTTTTCTTCTCCAATGCACCCGACTTCCCTATTTACGTTTCACCGTCCAATCCGATGACTGATGCTGATCGCTTCTTCCTGCAATGGCTCGCGCAGGGTGGTGTTGTAGAAGAAGAATAGGTAGCGACTGACTTCCTATTCGCGCCATAGCTAGGCTGTGGATCAAATGGTCTGCCAAGGCAGCCAGCCGCAGCCACCTTATTTTTTGCCATGGCAACTGTTCTCTCTGGCATTTCTGGCGCTTTTTACTACAAACCCGCAGGAACTGTTGCGAGTTTTGTGCCTGCAGATGTAGACACGTCTACAGATGAAATTTTCGTAGGCACATTTCTTGGGTTTGAAGCTAGCGATCCGGTCGTTTTTTCTATTTACAGCCCACAGGATGGCCCCATTTCTGGCACGCTACCAGCAGGTATTTCTGACTCCACGACTTATTACGTTATTGAGTACACGAAAGAAACGGGTATCCTGAAAGTTTCTTCTACATATCCTGGAAGCAGTATTAATATTTCCAGCTCTGGTACAGTTGCATCACCAGCAAGGTTCAGGGTTAGCTACAAGGACTACGCCGCTGTCTCTGAGGTGCGGGATTGGTCTTTTGAATTCTCTAGATCTGAGATTGACGTAAGCAAGATCGGTCAAGTGCTTGGCCAGTACACGCCTTTCAGGTCTTACATTCCTGGGTTTGCAGATGGCAATGGAACGGTCAATGTTTACATGACAGATGAGGAAAAAACAATCTCCTCAAGAATTATCAGCGATGTGCTCAAGCGCCAGCAAGTAGGCGCAGCAATCAAGCTCTATGTCGATCGAGTGAAGGTTGGTGGCGTAGTCAGCGATTCCCTTTCAAGGTCAATTGAACTTGAGGCCGTTTTGACAAGCGCAAGCCTTAAAGCAAATCCAGATGACGCCTCGATGGTGTCAATCAATTTCCGCCCATCTGGATTCGTGAATCCTGACTTCAGTCAAGGAACAATTGAGCCACCGGCCCCCCCGGTTGTATCCAGCGATTATTGGTCTGATATGTCAGTTCAGCTTTATGGCTGGGAGGAAAATGTTTATATTGGTTGGTGGGGAAATTAATTTTATTTCCCGCCTGATCTCGCCACTAGACTGTCCCTAACCAACCCGCTTCACCATGGCTGCACCGAACCTCAAGACGCCAAACACGATCGCTGGCAAGACCGTGGGCTATGCCGTCACCACCTCGATGGCCGCCGCACTTAGCAACGCCGCCAGCAGCGGCAAGGTGCTGAAGGTCAACTCGGTGTACTGCGCCAACGTGGATGGCACCAGCGCAGCGGACATCAGCCTGGAGCATTACAACGGCACGACGGGGTTTGCCATCGGCAAAACGATCGCCGTGCCAGCCGACGCCACGCAGGTGCTGGTGACCCGCGAGGCGTACATTTACCTGGAGGAAGGCCAAAGCCTCCGCGCACAGGCCAGCGCAGCCGACGACCTGGAGCTGGTCATCAGCTACGAGGAAATCAGCTGATGACCTGCTTCATTCTCGCATAACTAAGCTAGGTGTATCATGAGCGCAACAAAGCAAACCTACACCGTAACACCCAACTGGACTAATACACAGCTGGCCAATATCTTTAAGGACGCATTTATTGATGCGGGCCTCATGGTCGATTGGTTTGATTCCTTCCAGAGCGGTGGCGTTCAGAACAGAATTCTTGAAATCGCATACGACAACACCAAGGCTTACGGCAAGACGTATTACTGGTTCAAGTTTTCAACAGATGTAATTGCGCTTAATATCGCAACCGGGTGGAATAGCACGACGCACCTGCCAATTGGCACTCAGTATTTAGATTACTACGATACAACAACAGATCAAAATAATTTTTACTGGAGCATGGGAATACTTGGCACTGGCGGAACAAGCGTAACCGTAGATCTGCTGAGGTACACCTCTGTTTTAGATGCAAATCAAACATGGTTCGTAGTGAGAACCGGGGCTTCAAACTACAGGTGCTTCAATATAGTAAATCCCAATACAGCGCTTCAGACATGGATCAACCTTGATCGAGGGTATTACGGTGGCTATCACAATGTCGTTGCGACCACTTCCGGCAATCAGGGACGCCTGTATTGGGGCAACGGCCCCCTCCTTCGCCGTGAAGTAATTAAAGGCTCCGGTCTTGTTGGAGCGACATCGTGGGACGCATATCTCTCAGCTTCGACCAATGATGGAAGTATCGGCTATGCCGGTATCGGCAATCAGACCGATAATTACGGAAATTTCAATTCTGACAGTAATTGGATTTTCCTGCCTATTGGTTTTTCGTCTACCAATCCAGGCTATCCGGGCGACAGCAACCCGGTTTTCCATAGCATGGCATATAGTCCGTACATCACAGATCCCCTATCACCAGATTTTGGAATTACCTTTCATTACGCAAGCAACTCGTTCAATCTAGAGGATACGTTTGTCGTGGATCCAGGTATCGAAGAGTGGGAGGTCTTGAGTTTTGCGAATAACTCATCCATAGGAACCTCTGCCTCGCCATTGTTTCTAGCAAGGGTTGTTGGTGGGGATCCTACGTGATGGCTATCATTAATCAAAGCCCAGCTGGACAAGATAGCCTCGTGCTATCAGGCATAGCGCCCACTTCTTTTCTTATTGCAACAAGTCCAAATCCTTTTAGGCAATCCCGCAAGATCGTAGGAAGTCCTAGTGTTACAATTAAAGTAAGTGAGGCTGTTGCAACAGAATTGATCATAGCTGGCTCGTCAATGGGGAAAAGCACTTCCATTTCATTGGTCTCTGCCTCTGGGATCTTTAGCCTAAAAGATCACATTGCCGCCAAGCGTGCGGGCGTGTGGCCAAGCACTCCCATGGATTAAGGAGAATCTGAGTCATGTCACTACTTGGCTTCAACGGTGGCTTGATGGGCGTCAGGCGCACACCAACAAACAGCGCAGCATCAGGGCTGTGGTTTCAAAATGAGCAGAGCGTGGCGAAGCGTGCCGGGCTATGGACTATGCCGCTTGGCACTTATTCGCAGTCTTCTCTTTATTCGGGCGGTACGGCAGCAACACGGGAGAACATGACCAATGGGTCATTCACTGATACCGCCACAGCAACTGATGCGGCTACCGGCGGTGCTTCGGCTTTTGTCAAAATTGATTACGGCGAGAGTGTTTACATCACCACCGTGACCATTGGAACTGCCACGGGCAACATTCCTGGCGGATGGAGCAAGGAGTATACAAACAACTGCCTGATTCAAACATCTGATGATGACAGCACTTGGACCACGCTATTTAACACCGGAACTTTTGCGACCGAAGGCATCTTCACGTTTTACGGACCCGGCAACTTCACGCCTGTAAATGCTAGATACGTTCGCATTGCTAAAGCCGACGCCTATGTCGCGGTTTCTGAGTTCTACGTCAACTAGCCATGCTCTACTCCCACCGCCAATCCACCCCCGTCCCCCTGCCGCACCGCATCCGCTTTGCGGACGGCAGCACTCGCACCGATGCCAGCACCTTCACGCCTGACGAGCTGGAGCGTGCCGGTTACAGCGGCCCTTACGAGCGCCCTGAGTGCAACCCCACCGTCGAGACCATCGACTGGGACGCCACCGCCCTGGCCTACGTCGTGCGTCCCTACAGCTTCGATGAGCTGCAGGCCCAGCACGCCAAGGTCCGCCAGCGGCGCATCGAACTGCTCAGGGCCAGCGACTGGACGCAAATCACCGACTACGACCTCGGCGCCGATCGTGATGCCTGGGCTGCCTACCGCCAGGCCCTGCGCGACCTAGCCGATGCGCCCAACCCGTTTGACATCACCTGGCCGCAGCCGCCTGCACCCGCATCACCGGAGCCCTGAATCATGCTTGGTATCGGAACGAATGGCGGACTGATCGGCCCACGGCGCGTTCCGAGTATCGGAAGCGCCAGCGGTGTCTGGGATCCTGAGGAACAAAAGCTCGCGAGGGGTGCGGGGATTTGGCCTGTTAATGCGTCAAATTTAGCAAGGTACTTTCGGTTAGCGAATTTTGCCAACACGGCACTTGACAATGATACTTTAGACTTTGGTGAGATTCAAGTTTACGATGGCAACACTCTGCATACCGGAATTACATGCACAAGCAACATCACATGGAATGCCGGTCAAAATAGCTATCTTGTCGATGGCATTACGGGTCAAAACACCCGTTCGTATGTTCAAAGCTGGAGTAGCATACGGTCAACAGCAACTATTACATTGGATCTTGGTTCAACTAAAACCGTCACTCACATAAAGATCTTTTGCCTCTTCGGAGAAAATAGATTTCCTGCATCTTTTGATTTACAAAGCTCAGCCGACAACACAAATTATGGCTATCTTGCTACAGTAACAGTTGGAACTTTAACTGCTATAGGTGATTTCGCTTACTCCAGTAGCAAGTTGGCCATCTAATCATGCTCTACTCCCACAACGCCACCCCCACATCACCAGAGCCCTGAATCATGGCACTGCTCGGCTACAACGGCGGCCTTCGCGGCAAGCCCCGCATCCCCTCTACCAGCAACGCCAGCGGTATCTGGGATCTTGACGAGCAGAAGATCGCGGCGAGCGCGGGAATCTGGCCAAGCGCAGGCGGCGATCCGTACTGGGCAAACGTAAGTCTGTTGCTGCACATGGACGGGTCAAATGGATCGACAACATTTGCAGACCTGAGCAGCAACGCGCATACGATCACCGTGGGCGGAAATGCACAAGTCAGCACCACTGATTCAAAGTTTGGGACCGGATCACTGCTGCTTGATGGTGCGGGGGATTACCTAGAGACACCAGCGCACAGTTCGTTTGCATTCGGCACTGGTGACTTCACAGTCGAATGCTGGGTTTATCCAAGTGTTATTAACGACAACGATGGGCTGTTTACCATTGGAAATCAACTATTTGCTGCCATATATCAAAGCAACTGGGCCATTGGAACCACAGGGTCGATGTTATCACCCAGCTATACTTCTGGCGCTGCGACTGCTGACTCATGGCAGCATTTTGCAATAACTCGCAGCGGATCAGCCCTTAGATTGTTTATCAACGGAACGCAACTTGGTCCTACGTCTAATGATACTACTGACCTGACAAATAACCAGCTTTTTATTGGATATTACTTTAGCAGCGCTTTCGCGTGGAACGGAAAAATAGACGAGTTCAGGGTAACAAAAGGTATCGCCCGTTATACCTCCAACTACACACCTCCCACCGCCCCCTTCCCCAACTTCTAACCATGCCACGCCTCGGAAGCAACGGCGGCCTCATGGGTCCACGCCGCGTCTCTACCACAAGCAACGCCAGCGGCAGTTGGCTGCTCGATGAGCAGTGCGATGCACAACGAGCAGAGATTTGGCCGATTGGGCCTCAATTTGATCCGTACTGGGAGAATGTCAGCCTGCTACTGCACATGGACGGCAGCAATGGCAGTACGACGTTTACAGATAGCAGTAGCAATGTATTTGTTGTAACCGCCAACGGTGACGCGCAAATCAGTACAACGCAAAGTAAATACGGCGGCGCAAGTGGCTATTTTGATGGCAGTGGCGACTATCTCAGTATTGCGGATGACGCTGCTTTTGACTTTGGCAACCAAGATTTTACCATTGAATTTTGGTTATATTTGACCGCTGGTGCTACTGGCGGTAAAGCGTTGATTTCAAAAGGCACATGGCCGAGTGGCCTTGCTTCCTTCTTGGTTTACTACGGCGGAGGTTCCGAGCTTGGGTTTTACGCAAGCACTGGCGACGACGGCACATGGGATATAACCAATCTACAAATTCAATCAACTCCGAGCAAAGAAACGTGGCATCATGTTGCAATAACACGCAGCGGCAACGTCTTCCGAGGCTTCTTCAACGGCGTGAAAGAAGTTGAACAAACTTATTCGATAACACTTGATAATAACGCTAGCCCTGTAACGATTGGATCCGGCGCTGCTGGGGCTTCAGCAATCAACGCTTACATCGACGACCTCCGCATAACCAAAGGTATCGCCCGCTATACCTCCAACTTCACCCCACCGACCGCTCCTTTCCCGACTCCACCCGCCGCGCCAAATCCCATCCCCGCACTGTCCCCCGTTCTCTGGTACGACTTTGCCGATGAATCGACTGTAGGGGTGTTAGAAAGCGGCGAAATTGCTCAGGTCACTGATAAAGGCAGCCG